AACGGCGTGACCCTTACAGATGCCGATTGGTTCAATGATGTTGATGAGCGGGTTTATGACCGCATAGTGTATGCCGATGACTTCGCCGGGGCGGATATTGGCGCGAAGATCAACGCCGCCTACGCCTCAGTAACGCCTGGGCCTGCGACGATCAAGCTGCTGGCTTCCGCGTACACGTTTTCAACGAAGATCAATCTGGATGATTCCGATGGCATCCACCTGACTACAGACGCGGGAAACCTCAATTACCCCGCAAATTTCGGATCGCAACTTACATGGACGGGAGGGGCTGGCTCGGGGAGTGCGCTTTCTGCTCAGGGCAGCAGGGCTTTCGAGTTCTCAAGAATCAATATCACATACAACAGCGCGGCCTACGACGGGAAGTTGATTTCTCTGGAGAAGAACGGTCACGCAAACGACACCGCTAACCCGCATTTCCATGATTTCCGAATGAGTGGACAGGCCGGCGCTACCGGCGCATCTCACTTGATGGCGTTGGAAACAACCACTGGCCTTACGGTCGAAGCGTTCTCGATGGATTACGCGGCCATCGGAATAGGGGCAACGGGCGCGAACAACAACATCGTGACTATCGGCGGGCGCACGACGCTCATTGAAAAGAACTTCACCGACGTTGCAATAAAGGGGCAGGGCACCGGATGGAACTTGGAGCCGATGATCTGTGAATCTTCCGCAACGGCTTCGACTGCTATTACAAGGCTATTTGCGCTTTCAGGAGAACTACGGGGATTGAGTTTGCGTGGGGTTGTCTGTTTGGATGGGACGGGGTTAGCTGATGGGAAATCGTTTGTTGACCTTACGGGGCAAACATCCTCTGGCATCACGATAGGCGCGGGATGTTCCTTTGGTGCCGGTGGCAACACGACTGCCATCAGGCTCGGGACGACAGCGGGGCAGACCTCGGCGTTTTCGTGCCGTGGGGTCTATTTTTCTGGCTTGGGGTCCGGTCTTACTCTAGGCAAGGCCAACGGCGTTGAGATCTTCGGGAACGATTTTTCATCTATCGACCCACCGTGGAATGGAACTCCAACGAACTTCAGCCACGGGTCGAACGCGATGTCGGCTTCCGCAACCCCCGGAAACTCGACCGCCAACGGCGGGATCGTAGACATAACCCTTCCCGGTAACGCGCTATCTGGAACTGGGCTGGTCTTGGTTCGGGCTAAAAGCGCGTCCTACGACGCCAGCGCGTTGTATATGCTTAACGGCAGCAACGGGACGACCACGGAGATTTCCGATCCTTCCGGGCGCTTTACTAACGCCAAAAGTGGCGCAACAGCCGTGAACATTTACTACGACGCTGTTGGCACGACCTCTTACAAGTATGAGAACCTGCTTGGAGAGACCGCAACCATATCAGTGAACGCCATCCCCGGATTCTGACATGACATCAACGGTCTTTACCAACACGGTTACTTTGACAGACGATGACTGGTTCAACGATGTAAACGCACTCGTCTACACCAAACGCGGGATGACGCGAATTTCAAATATCCCGATTGGTGGTGTTGCCTATGGATCGCTCGGTTCCGATCTGGTCCACGTCGCCGGAACGATCTACGTTGCCGAGCTTGTCCTACCGTTCCGAAAGACGATCACCGGACTCGCGGTTCTGAATGGCTCTACAGCAGGGACACACAACCTGATCGTTGGGTTGTATGCCGCCGCAGGTGGTGCGATTCTCGCCAATAGCGCCCTTGCGGGTACGCTATCGTCAGGCACAGATGCCTTTCAGGAGATCGCCTTTACGGGCACTTACGCTGCCGAGGCTGGCCTATATTACGCAGCCCTGCAATGCAGCGGCGTGACCCCCAAGACCCGCAGGATCGCAGCCAACACTTACCTGAACCTCGCCAAGTCTTTCACCGGCTCTTTTGGGACGCTGACGAGCCTTACCGTCCCGACGACGACCGCCGCAGATACAGGGCCGATTGTCTATGCCTATTAAGGAATTCAGGCTCCCGATCAGCGGCGCGTACAACACGCGATTCTCCGCTGTAAATGCTTCGGACTCGACTTCCGGCTATGTCGGGGTGGGGATTGTCGGCTCGATGATCGTTGGCAAGACGACGCAGAGTACCGACAAGGATGTGCGGTTCATCAACTGTTTCGCGCAGACGATCTCTGATCCTGTGACGGGGCAGAAACGCGCCTACGCGGTCAAGCGCCCAGGCTTTGCCGAGAGCAACATCCCTGCCGCTGGAGAGAAGGGCTACGCTATCCTTGTCTGGACGGGGCAGGGTACGGGGACGAAGGTTATCTCCGCTTTTGGGGATACCAACTCGACCGTCTATGACGGGACGACAGGGCTGGGGGCGATTACCGGGCGATGTACCGGACTGACGGAAACCGTTGTCGGGACTACGGCAACTATCGTCGCCTCCAGCGCCGACAGCACGGCTTGGTACTACGACACGGGCGTTGGCGTGATGACGAAGATTACCGATGGCGACTTTCCGGGGAATGCCGGGAAGACCACGGTCGGGACTTTCGCCCACATGGACGGGTTTGCCTGCATAGCGACTTCTGACGGCGGGTTGTACGCCTCGGACGTGAACAGTGTGACCGGGTGGACCGCCAACAGTTTCGATGCATCCAGCGCCTATCCTGACGCTGGTGTGGGCTGTGTCCGGTTCAAGAACTTCATCATGTACTTTGGCACCGAGTCGTTGCAGTTCTACTACAACGCGGGACTTAACCCATTCCCGTTTGCAAAGGCTGTTGCGATGACGGTGAAGGTCGGGGCTGTCTCTGCCGACACCATCGCGCAGATTTCCGACACCGTGTTCTGGTGCGGGTCCACGCCTCAAGGCGGGTTATCCATTTTCCAGTACGACGGGACGCTGAACAGGGTTTCAACCCCTGAGATCGACGGTATTTTGATCCTCGCGGGAGCATCAAACATCAGCCTGACGACGATTCGGTTCTACGGACGCTCATTCGTTCTGGTGAAGGCCAGCACCACCACGCTCGTCTACTGCATCGAAGAGAAGATGTGGCACGAGTGGAATTCCACGACCCCGCTCTGGTACAAGTGCGCCGGGGTGTCTCTGGGCGGCACGATGGTCAACTATGCCGTGACCAACGTATCCACGAATGGGAAGGTCTACATCCAGAACCACGCGACATTGGTATTCACGGACGACACGGTGGCCTATACCGCGAGGGCGCAGCTTCCCCCAGAGGACTTGGGGACGTACCGCAAGAAGCAGTGGGACGAGATCACCATTGTCGGAGATCAGGAGATCAGTTCCTCTACGCTCACCATTTCGTATTCTGACGACGACTTCCAGACCTACACGACCGCAGGGACGGTTGACTTGGCGGATGCCTTGCGCCGCCTGACAAGGACAGGGGCGTCCCGCAGGCGCAGTTGGGTACTGACTCATGCGGCTGATACCCCGATGCGGATTGAGTTCCTTGAGGGCAGGGCCAGGATCGGCAGATGACGGACAAGATTAGAGTCCATACGATTGACGCCGTTCACGGGGGGACTACTGCTGTTATCTTCGCTGATTTCCCTGGAGGCATAGATCACGGAGGTATCGGCGGGCTTGGAGATAACGACCACCCGCAGTATCTTCTTGTGACAGATATTGATGACACTCCGGTTAATGGGGAACTGGCGCAACCGATTTCGAGTAATTGGGCGTTTGACCACGCGGCCTTGTTAACTGGTGTTCATGGTCTTGCAATCACTGCCGGGCAAGTCCTTACCGTAAGCGCCAGTGCCACGATAAACGGCGGAACGCATTCAGGAACCAACACCGGGGACCAGTCATCGGTTTCAGGGAATGCCGGTTCTGTAACAGTCGTGGACGCTGGCGGAGATACAACGACATGGCCTTTGTTGGGAATCGACCAAACCGGATCGTTGTCTCCCGCAACCGACGCTGGACTTACATATAACTCTGATACCAATGCGTTGACGACGACGACATTTATAGGCGCTCTACAGGGAAATGCATCGACCGCCACAACCGCCGGAACTGTTACCGGGGCGACTCAAGCTGCTATTACTTCAGCGGCTAATCTTGCTACGGTAGGGACGATTACTTCAGGAACATGGAACGGCACACTGATTGGCGTTGCCAGCGGTGGCACTGGGAGGGTTACAGGTACAACCGCTTACGCCTTGATTGCTACGGGCACAACGGCTACAGGCGTTCAGCAAACCCTTGCGGCTGGGGCGACAAACGAGATGTTGGTTGGTGGCGGCGCTTCGGCTTTACCCGTTTGGACAGCCGCCACCGGAAGCGGCTCTCCTGTGCGCTCACAGACACCTACGCTTACCACTCCGGTAATAGGGATCGCCACAGGGACAAGTCTTGCTGTCTCTGGTGGGAGTACGGTTGGTAGCGCAACGCTCGACGCCACTTACCGGCAACACATTTACGGTGCCATAGATAAGGCCACCACGACTCCGGAGGAGGTTTCCTTCATCGGTTCGTCAGATGCCACATCACCACTTGGTTTGCGGGTGACTGTAGGAAATCATGCTACAGCAGGGTCCAGATACGTTGACATTCAGGCCGTAGAGCCTGGAGTGGCGCAGAGGACTTTACGACTTAACGGAGCCAACTGCACTGTCGGTACAACAGGGATATTGAAGATCAACAATACCGTCAATTCAGTAAGTCCAACGTCTCCAAACAGAACAATAACAATCGACGTTGGCGGGACAACCTATTACCTGCACGCCAAGACGACTAATGACTGATGAATCAATTAGACGACAAGCAGATCGACCAGACTTCGTTCTCCTATCGAGACCTTCTCAGTCTGGACAGGTGGGAGTCATGGACGGTTGCTTTTGGCTCGCTGACGGTGGTGGGTACTCCGACCTATACGGGGCGCTACAGGGTGGTTGGCAGGAGCATCCAGTTTCAGGTGCGGCTGGTTGCGACCACAAGCATTGCCTCTGTCGCTGGAACTAGCTACCTGACCCTTCCGGTGTCTGCGAAGGGGTTGACCGGGTTGGCGTACATGACGAACGCGACCACGAACATTGCGGTTGG